GGCGTCAATATTTTGTTGATGTCCATTTACCGCGCCCCCTTCCTCTCCTGCCAGCGGATGTAGGCTACTGAAGCGGCCTGCTCCAGGTCAAGTTTTTCAACAGCCATTTTGTCAGCAAAGTATTTCTTGATTAGAGGTTCTATCCAGTCAATGGCGCCCGTGAGGACCCAATAGCCTTCTTTTGTTTCTACCCAGATAGCGTACTCCATTCCAGCAGATAGGCAACCCACAAAATCATTACCTTCAATTTGGATGACCGGGGTTTCGTTCTGAGATACCAAAGACTTTATGACTTCCGGAGGGGTATCCGCCGGCCACTCCTGCATGGTGTCCAGGTTGATTGAGATGGAGTTTCTAAGGTTTGAAGTTCTATCGGTCCAGGGTCCGTTTTGTTTTACATAATTGACCATGGCACGAAGGATGTATTCCATAGCATCTACGATCGCCCGTTCCTCAGCCTCCACAAACCTGGCCAACGCCTCCAGGGCCTCTTCGATTCCATCAAAACCGACTTCAATGTCCATCAGACAATTCCTCTTTCATGGATACTTCAAACACCGGGCCGTAATCCCCGGGGAACACCATCCTAAACCTTCGCCCCTTGCCATCGATTACTATGTCGCCACGCTCCAACGTCGAAAACCCAGGTTCAAACGTGATGTTTTTTCTTCCAGCCCACATGGTATAATCGCTTTCATATACCGTCTGGACCTCGGCCGCCCGTTCCCGGCCAGACTTCGGAAGTATGCTGGCATTAGTGATAGTAGCCACCATTGCCTCATGCGCGTCTACCCAATTGTGGTTCTCGTCGTAGCGCCCTTCGATCAACCGTTTTACGACAACATTCTGGGAGACCGGGGTTTTTGGTAACCGCATCTTAATACACCTTCTTTAAAGGAATGGTCTTTGTTGTCCCGCCGGCCATGCGCTCATAATACTTAATCGCATTAACTTGACAGTTTCGTTTTACCACACCATCCTCCTGAATTTGTTTAATTGTTCACGATAATTCATCGTAAGTTGATCAAGTACAGCTGCATGACTTCTAAGTGTTCTTGAGCGTTGACTTGCAGAGCCGGAGTCACCAAAGCTAAATTGTGTATCGCCAATTTTGAAAGAGGAGACCGCTGACATATCGACCTCGGTGGTACCTCCAGCTCCAGCATCCGTACGATTTGTTTCGTATGTATACTTTAGCAAGTCAACAGCCATATTTGCCCATGTAAAATTCAACGCTTCGGGAATGTCTCTTGTTTCTTCGATGTTGCAATGATTGCAAATAACAAGCCCTACTTCGTCAATTGCAAGCTGCGCATCAACCTCGGTAACTGCACCAGAATCCACTAAAGCTTTAACTTTAGCAAGTGTGATTTCCAAAACCGTCATGGCGCATTACCTCCTTTTTATTCGGCTTGTGCGGCTGCAATCCTCTTCTTTAGCTTATTTGCACTCCAATTAGGATTTACTTCGATGCCAAGCTTTTTGGCTTTGGATCTTAGCATACGCAATTCTTTTGCCTCGGCTTCAGGATCAACCTCTTCGGTTTCCTCGGCTTCGGCGACATCATCACTTTCCTCATCAGCGGTGGGGCCCTCAGCATCCTCCACGGTGGACTTGGCCACCGGGCCTTTATTGATTATCCATCCACCGCGAGAAAGAAGATCAGAGACATCCTTGTCATCCACGACGATGTCGGTATTTGCGGGGTAAACGACGCCTTTATATTTTACAGTTCTCGCAATTCTAATCGTTGGCATTCTTTAGTCCTCCCTTAAAATACTTTCATCACGTAAATATCGCTCATTCGCTCAAAAGAAGGAAGAACGATCTCAGAAACGATAGTCTGAACATTGACCGGATGCGGCTCCTTAATGGTAGTAATTGCAACGCCAGTGTTAACGATGGAAACAGAAGCATTCGCATTACCGCTCATCAGGTCGAACTCCTCAGGCGTGGTTCCAAACCAGGTGTTACCAAGCGCATACGACGGAAGCAAAGTTACATACCCATCGGGGTAGAACTTACGATCGACACCCTGCTCGTCCTTGAACATTTTATCATACAGGGTAATGGTAAGCTGGGTCTGATCCTGGATGAACTGCTTAGCAGTGTTGCGAGTAACAATGATACTAGAAGCACCATTCGGATTGATTGCCTTCGCAATAGATTCGGAAGCAATCATTCCCTTGAACGTGGTGGTGTTCATGAGAACTTCAACAGCCTTGACACCGAACTTCTCAGCAAGAACTTCAGCGGCATCAAGCAGGTCATTGATAGGATCAGAAGTGCTCTTATTAGCCAACGTCCATGTGCTATCACCAGTGAGTTCGATAGTGTTTTCGGCAGCCCAGGCTCCGTCAGCATCATAATTATATGTGTATTCGATAGGCCTTCCATTTTCAGCGGTTGCAGAAATTGCAATGGAACCACTATAGAGAAGAGACATTCTCATACGTTCAGCTTGAACAAGAGCGCCATCAACCAGATTTGTGATGTCATCGAAGATGCGAAGAATGGTAGGCTGCGCGAACTGCTCACCCTTGGCAAGCAACGTTTCGATGTCCTGGCGATCCTTCTCTCCAATACGCATTGCCTCGCGGAAGAACGGCATTTCAGTGGAAAGCTCTTGCACGCCAATGCGATCACGAAGAGCAGCTTTAGTATCAAACGCCGAAGGCTGGAGCGCAACCGGCAGGTTGTTTCTTCCTTTGATCCAAGCAAGACTAAGACCTGTCTGCTTAGACACCGGGAAGTACTTTGTGCCGATCATGGGATCTTTCATGTTAGCATTTACATCGGTCCAATAAGAAGCAATTGCTTTACTCTCGAAAATATCATAAATTGATTTTGCCATAATATAATTCCTCCTGTTTCTGTTTTATTGTGTTGCTTAAGCTTAAGCTACAGTCACAATTGTCTTAGCCGAGCTAGGCGCTTTGCCAATGCTAATTGCCGCAGCCGCAGGCTTAACTGTAATAGAACCGGTAGCCAAAGGCGTAGACGTTGTTTTTACTTCAAAGATCGCAACTTTTTTGTCTACTGAAAGCGTAATACTTTCAACTGTAGCCTTTACAGTGGTTTCTCCAGTAATCGTCCAATTGGTTTTAGATGTGGCCGCGTCAGAATACGTTAAGCCACCAGCTAACGGAACTTCAACAGTATCAGTGCCAGCTTCGGTCGCTCCAACTTCATAAGTAAGCGGAACAACAGGTCCATAGTCAACCGTGATTGTATCCCCAATCGGAACAAACTGAATCTGCTTTAAAGCAGTAATAGCATCTGCAGAAGGCACAGTGGGCAAAGCTGCAGTTTTAACGAACCCATGAATGACTACTGCCAGCGTAGCATCCCCATCTGTAACATCATAATCATTAAGAACAACGCCAACAGCTGTGGAATCATTCGCAGGATAAATAGTGCCGGCCTTTACGATGTAACGACCATCAACCAAAGTTGCAAGACCCGGCGTCACTGCATCCGCTTTCGCGTGTTTAAAACCAAGTGCTACATAATGGTCCGGGATTGCCAGAATCTGAGGAGTCGGTGCTCCGTATTCAATAGCTTTCATTTTCATTGCCATGATATATATTCCTCCTATAAATTACTTATTTTGTTTCTGAGCTTGCAGGTTGAACACCCATCATACCAAGTTTGATTTGGGCAAGGCTTTTACCAAAACTAACTGAGGGATCTGTGGATTGTCCACCTTTGTCTCCATCAACGGGAGGTGTTCCAGCAGGTTTCCAACCAGCAGGTTTACCAGGCTCGGTCTTGCTTGCAAACAAAAATGCCTTGTCCTTGCGAATCGCTTCACACTGCTCTTTGAATCCTTTTGTGATCTTTCCTGATTCATCTACTTCAATGGCATCAAGATCGAACAAACTCATAACCATCTCAACATCATGTGGCTTTCCTTCAGCATCATCCAGCAGACTAAGTTTTACGGCATTTCGCTTTCGCTCTGCTGCAAGCTCCTGTTTGTACTTTGCATCTGCGGCCTTGTTGGCATCCTCAAGCTCCTTGACTTTGGCCTGGAGTTCGGCAGCAGTGCCTTCAAATTTCTTCAAACCTTCAATTTGCTTGTCTCTGTCGGCCAACGATGCTCTGGTTGTTTTCAACTCATTATTAACTTCGTTGAACCTGTGAATTGGAATGTAGTTGCTATCAATCGCCTCCTTATGAAGCTTTAGGATATTTGTTGCTTGCTCCTCAGTAAATCCTGCTTCCAATAATTGTTCCTTTGTCATTGATATTCTCCTTTCGATGCTACGCTTTTTACGTGGTTTCGTCCACGACGCATCTTATTTTATCTTTTTATTATTATATTAATCCTATTTACAATCATTTGATTTTACAATAGGATTAAATACACAGATAATACAGATAACTATAATAAATAATTATATATATACTGATATTTATTAAGACGCTCAAGATCTTTTTTGCTAACAACTTTAAGTCGGCTTATATCCATATTGTGAAGCAAATCTGCTTTCTTTACAGAACGAGCCAACTTGTTGTTTTTAACTCTATTCATCGTCATCACTATTCTACAGTTACTATTATATCACAAACGCTGGTAATGTAAATAGCAATTTCATATTATTTTCCAATTTCTTTAATATTTTTTGATGGCTTTGCTCATTCTCACTTTTTCATTTTTACTTCAACAACAATTACTTTTTCATTGCCAATTTTCTCAACTTTGCCTGTATGTACAACAACAAATATGCCACTTACCACAACCTCTTCTTGTTTGTAAGGGCTTATGTCTGCAACATCTAAACCTTTAGCTCCTTTGATCTTGTAAACAACACGGTCAACAATATTATCACCACCGACAAATGGTATGTTTTTGTCTCTTCCACGTGCGGCTTTAGCAATAAACTTTTCGCTTTGCGATGTGCTACGCAATCCCCAAATAAGTTCTTCGCCTTCAGTGAATGGGCTTGAAATAATCTTGTCACCATCCAATTTAAAACCTTCAACATTTTCGATCCTATACAAAGTATCATATTCTTTATTTGAATTTGAAACAGCCTCATATATTTCAAGCCCTGATTTTGAGAACGCCTTCTCTTTATCAGTTCCATTCAAGTATGCATCAGCCTGCGCGTTGAGAGTTTTATAGCCGCCCGTTATATATCTAAATATAGCATTCTTCGCTTCCTCTGAAAGCACCGCAATCGTTGTGACAATAATAGCTGAAACATCGACATTTAAGAACTTATGCCTTTGAGCCTTTACTCTAGCTTTAAATTCAGGACTGCCATATTGCTCAACCCATTCGAAGAAGCTTACGTCCTGGCCAAGTTTGATGGACTTGCCTTTTCCATCCTTTGCTCTTGCAACCCTATCGTCAGCAACCTTGCCTATATCATCATCCNCAAAATATGGTATGGTCGTTGAACGACAATTCGGATGTAGAGGAGGCCAGTTTATTCCTGGNNTTGCCNCTTTTATAGGGAATGTTTTGCCATTAAGCTCTCTGCAAATATCAGATGTTCTAGCNTCTAAAATGGCAACATACTCATATTCGCCTATTCCATTATCAATATATGCTTGCATTGTGGCTTTATTGNTAATGTAATTCATTTCAGTGCGAGCCAATCTCTTGGCATTATTGTAACTAACATCAAGCTTTTGAGAAAGTGTTCTAGCTACACTAGCAGGACCTTTGCCTCTAACGAATTCCTGCGGTAGAATTTGCTCAAGCTGTTTAATAAGTTTGTCTTTATTAGCCCATATTCTGTCACTATAATTTTGTCCAAGCCACTTTTCTTTTACTGCAGCCTCAATTGTCCTTTTACCAGGAGTTGTAAAACTAATCCCAAGCTTGGCCTGTTTTTGAGCATTGAACATCGTACGATAATAACTATCCTCATAGCCTTCCTTCAGAGCCTTTCCGAGTGAGGCAGATTGACCTGCATATAGCTTCTCAATATTATATCTTATGTTATTGTTGAGTTCCTCCAGACGGGTCATGTAGGCCTTTCCAGAGAGCCGCTTCAAATGAGACATATATTCCTTCGTCATAGGAGTTCTGCCCATTTTAGCAATCTCATCAAGATATATTTTTGCCTGAGCGTTAAAGCTTTTTTTCTCGCTTGGCTTTAGTCTTCTCCTTGCCTCAGATAAACTTATTTCATTATCTTTTGCATACTTAGAATAAAAAGCATGAATCTCTTTTTCAATTTGCGCACTAGCAGCTTCATATGCCTTTTTCAATTCGCGCTCGTACTCAAGGACAGATTTTTCACCGCTTAGGACAGTTGCCTCAGCTCTTCTTATCCAATAATCCTTGTTCGGATTTACAGGCATTATGTCACCTCTTCTGCTTGATCATCCTCGTTCCGGTTCTCATTGCCAAAGCCGAACTCATCTTCATCTTCGTTTAGCATTTCTTCACGTTCTCTTTTCATGCGCTCCAATTCCCTTGTTGCATCTGTAACCCAAGGATGATTTGTAAGAATTGTCTCGTCACTAATGATACCAGCAGAATCTCTGCAGCTTGCGATGATTTCGCTTTCATTAGTAATGTTGTCAGTATTGAACACGATTTCGTATTGCTCGTCCATAAAATCGCCAATACCTTTGTTAAGCATGTCTACCTTGATAAACCAGATTAGATTATCAAGAGACGCAGAGAATTCATTAGCCATGTCCTGCATATCATTATCAAGATCTAGATACCGAAACTTTATTGCTACACCAGAAGCATTGCCAAAATTTTCAGTCTGAATATCTACACCAGAACCAAACTCATAGATGTCTTTCCTAAGTCTGTTAAGATGGCTATCAATTGCGGCAATATCAAGTTTGTTTTCCACAGTAGTCATATCGCCATCACCAGCCACAAATACAGTCCTAAATGTAGCCAGGTTCTGGACGAACTCGCCTTTGTCAGTGCCATCGTAGTTCTTTACTACCTTAATACTATTAGGAACATCTTGAAGCGTATTCGACGTATCTGAAGTGTTGATATCATAGTCATCTATCAGAGGCTTTACCCACTTCAATAGGCTAATTTCGTCCTGGTTGTATTTGAATGCAATGAATGGAATTCGCTCCCACGTTGCCTGCTCATTGACAAACACCTGATTGCCATTCTCGTCCAGTTTCGGTTTGCCATCTTCGTCAATTACAGGCTTCGTAACAACAAAGTGACCACGTACCTCACCAGTCGGGCTTGCATCTAAATCAGGCTCAAGACCTTTGTCTCCTTTGATATAATACCATACGCCTTCAACAGTATGATATTCCACTTTAACGACTTCCTTCTTGTTGCCGTCCGCATCATATTCAAACATAGTGTAGAAACGAATAACACCATCAAGTTCAGTGTGATCAGCATCTGCCCAAAATGGAATTACCTCATCAGAAGGAATTCTCTTAAACTTCAAATTGCCTTCCCGATCGTAGTACGGTTGAATCCATGCAATACCATTAAGAATTGCGTGCTTGCCTGTATTTTTTAGAATACACAAAAACGAACG